CACCGGGATGGCGGTTTCGTGCGCGATGGGGATGAACAGGGTGGCGTAGCCCTCGCTGTCGGCGTAGTGCGTGTCCGGCGTCAGGTCGAGCGTGAGTTCAGGGATGGCGAAGTTGCCATACTCGAAGCGCACCTCGAAGCCCTCGCGCACCTTGGCGTTGGGGATGAACAGATGCATGTCCCCCGCGCCTTCCTCAGCGTTGGCCTTGCCGCACAACCCGATGGCCGGGTACTTGCGGTTGGTGACCTTGAACGCCTTGTAGATGTTGGGCGTGGTGCCGCTGGACGAGGCGTTGCCGCCCGCAATCACCTTCAGCACGTCGATGCTGACGCTGCCCATGCGGAGCGTGACCGAGCCGGAAATGGCTTTGGCGGCGGTGGCAGTGATGCGGTCGTTGCCCTCCAGCTTGGCGTTGACCGTTTCGATGGACACCCCGAGCGCCTGCACGCTGGGGACAGTGACGACACCGGCGTAGGTGCCAGCGCCGGTTTTGGTGCCGATTTTCACATCCGCGAGGCCAAATTGCGGGCCACCCAAATCCCACATCGACTTGCTCCTTCCGGGTCTTATACCCAGATAAATGAAAACGCCGGGAACATGGGCGCTCACGGCGTTCTGAATGTCAGTATAGCCCAAAATCGAACGTTTGTGCGGTCTGTGTCTCAGTGGTAAAATAGAAGAAGATGGCCCCGCGCGCTACGAACGCCGGGACCGTGAGCCAACGGATTGGAGGTCCGATGACTACCCCCAGTGTAATTCCCCCAGTGGATTCCGACAACCTCAAACGCTGTACCAAGTGTGGCGAGTGGAAGCCCGCTACGGCGGAGTACTTCTGCCTTTGCACGGGAAGTAGCGAAAAAACCACCGCGCAGTGCAGAGATTGCAGGGCCGCCTATTGTCGCCAGTGGCGAAAAGACCATCCCACCTACTATGAGGACCACCACCGCGCCTACAACGCCGAGCATCATGAGCAGCGCACGGCCTACATGCGCGACTACTGGGAAAAGCACCGCGACCGTCTGAACGCGCGGGGGCGAGAGTACAGAAAGGAACACCGAGCGCGTGATAACGAGCGGCGGCGCATCTATCGTGCCACATTAAGAGGGAAAGAGGCGCGGCGCATCTCATATCACCGTCGCGCAGCACACAAACGCTCCCTTCCCGCCACGCTTACCCCCGCTGAGTGGCAGACGGCGCTTGATGCTTTCAACGGGTGCTGTGCGGTGTGTGGGCGTCCGCCGGGACTTTGGCACACGCTGGCCGCTGACCACTGGAGGCCGCTGAGTAAGGGTGGGGGCACGACTGCGGATAACATCGTGCCATTGTGCCACTCGAAGCGATGGGGAGAGGGCAGTTGTAACCTGAGCAAGAACGACAATGACGCCCTCGAATGGCTCGTTTCCCGTTACGGAAAACGAAAGGGTAGAGCCATTTTCAAGCGCATTCAGGACTGGTTGGATAACAAGAAGCCGGAAAACTAGGGCATCCTGCCCCGAACTTCAAATTCAAGCCGCGCCATCCGCGCATCTCCGTATTCGGGCGCGCGCATCCCGCGCAGCCACGAGTTCATTTCCAACTCGAACGTCCCCGAGAGCGGACGGTGGTGCAGGAGCGTGTAAATGCGCTGGCCTGCCGTGTCAAGCGCCGACGCGCTGGCGTCGCGGTCGTCGTACAGCCACACCTCGACCACTTGCCGTGTGGCGGCGAACTGCGTCGGGCGGTTTTGAATGCCAGCGGTCACGGTCACCCCGCGCCCACGCACAATGGCGAGCGGCTTCATGCGCCCGTTGCCCTGATACGCCAGCGCAGGCAGTTTGGACGCGCCGAACATCCCCAATGCGGCGTGGTCGTGGACGCCCCCGGTAAGTGTTGCCAGAAGCAACGAGTCGGCGGCAAGCCGGTTCTTGATGGCGGTCGCATATCCGCTCATTGCGCCTCATCGGTCAGACAAACGAAAACGCCAAGGCGTGGCGCTCTTGGCGTTCTGGTCACTAGTATAGCGGCTTTTCGAACATCTGGTCTAGAGGGTCAGTCGCTCACACGAACAGGCGCAGCAGCCCTTGCATGATTCGCGGCCCCCATTCATCCAGCGCCGGCGCGATGATGGCATAACTGCCGCTGTTGCGCCATTCAAGCCAACGTCCATAATCGACGCCGTGGCCGAGTTCGATGACGACCGCGCTGGTCAACTCCTCGGCAAATGCGCTCAAACTCTGCCGCGCATTGCCGGTGCGGTCGGTCCATGGCGCGGTCTGTTTCATCCACGCTTCGATTTCGGGCGCATAAAACTGGCACATGGTGAACACGGCGCGGCGAATGGCCTGCTGGTATGCCTCAGCCCCAGGCGGAAAGACGCGCGACGGGGGGACGACCCAGCGAAACCCGCTTGTCATGGCCCGAACTTCTGAGCCTTGCCGAAACCTTGAACTTCCCCAGGGACCAGTACCACGGAGTCGATTTCGAACCACTGCCCGCCATAATGAAAGCGGTCGCCAACCATCAGCGATGTGTCGGGAACTTCCGGCGAGGATGGATGGCCTACCACCCCGTACACGACGACGGTTTGAACAGGCACCGCGCCTGTCTCAATTGCAATCGGCGCGGCAGCCTTTACTTCAACCCGCACAATTTGCAGGGGCTGTTCCACACCTTCGCGCACGACCACAATAGCGGCCGGCCGGTCATTTATTCTGCGCCACGCGGCGACCGCTCGGTGGACAGGCGAAATCGTTGGCGCGGGCTGCTCAGTCCACCGCTCAAGATTAGGCATTGGGCACTTCCTTGTCTGACCGCAATCCCTCAAAGCCGCCCCATCGGACCGACGGCAAACTACTGCCTGCCAAGTCTGCGACGCGTTCATCCCACAGGCGGTGAAGTTTGAGCAAGTTGCCAAATACATCCCCCGCACTTTCGCTGCTGGCGTTCTGACTGTAGTTGGTGCGTTTGGCGCTGTCAGCCATCAATTCTTCCAGCGCCGACCGAATCGCATAGGCCAGTTGCAGGTCGTTGCTGGCGTTGGGATATACGTCCAGCGCCTCATCGAATTTGGCGTCCACCTCGGCGTCCGACCATACCACGCCATTGGCATCGCCCAGCCGCCCGCGAAAGCGCGTGCGCTGCGTCTCAGTCGCCATCGGTCAGTTCCTCCCAGAGCGCGTTCACGCGCTCGACAAACCTGCGCCAGCGATAGGTGTGTTTGATGAACTGTGCGGCCCGCGCGCCGCGTTCCAGTGACCATGAACGATGCTGGACCATGTAGCGCATCAGATGGCCCAGTTCCTCCACGTCCGGTTCGGCCCAGTACCCGATGTGTTCCAGTCGCGTGTCGCCTTCCCACGCCTTGACCAGTGAATACCCCAACGGCATCCCCCAGTCGGTCAGGTTATCGGCGGTCCCTGAAAAGTCGGTCGCAATCACCGGCCCACCGGTCGCTGCGAACTCCCGTGGCGGAAGCCCGAACCCTTCTCCGAGCGTGGGGAACACCATGCAGTCTGCGGTGGCGTACAGCAGCGCCAAACGCTTGTCGCTCATCTCGTCCGCCACCATATGAATGTTCGGATTGCTGATGGTGAAGGGCAGCGCGCCGGGCCGCGTCTTGATGAGTAACTGCACACTCGGGTCGTCCCCGAACACTTTCTGAAACGCGAATCCGGCCAGGTGCCAGCCCTTGCGTTTGCCGCGGTCGCCAATGGTCAGAAACGTGTATGGCGTGCGGGTTGCGCTGCGCTGGACATAATGAAAGTTGGCGGACACCCCGAGCGGAATCACATGGATGGGCCGCGTCACGCCCGCCTGCCGGAACACGTCCACCAGAAATGTCGATGGGACAACCACGCGGTCGCAATGGTTGAGCGCGTCCGCCCAGCCTGGCGGCAGGTCGGTACTCTCGAACATCGTGATGGCAATGCGCGGGCCGTACTGGAGCATCGGCCCCCACTGCCCGAAGTTTGTTGGATAGGCCATCACAATTCCACCTGCGGCGGGCAGGATGCGCTTCTCGGGCGCTTTGTGGCCGAGCGTGTTGACGTGATAGCCGAGGGCGCGAAAGCCTTTGGTGAGTTCCCGCGCGACCCGGCCATACGACTCGGCGGGTGTCCAATCCGGCGCTCCGATGGTGATGACCTTGGCGTTCATGTCGCTCACTGCCTGTCCTCGCTGGGGGCTGAAACACAAAAACGCCAGAGCGGGCCGCTCGTGGCGTTCTGAGTAAAAGTATAGCGCCTTTTCGAACATCTGTGCAATACAACGCCCCCGGCGAACCGCCGGGGGCGCGTAATCTGAAATGACCGCGGTGACTAACTGGTGGGCAGAGTCAGCTCCTCGACCGCGCCGATGACATCGGCAAACAGGCCACCGTACCAGTCCCACACGCTCTGTTCGAGGACGAAGCGGCTCACGTCCTCGTTACCGGTCGTGCGCTGGAGTCCCTGTTTGACGAAGGACTTGAAGTTGCGCTCGCGGTAGCCGGTGTCGATGAGGTACGCCTTGTTCGCGGTCACGCCGGGGTAGGTGACGGCCTTTTTGCCGCGCACACCCGTCCAGCCGTCATACGCGATGACCTGCTGGATGCGACTGAGGGCGCTCGACTGAAGCGTGAACCCCTGCTGCGGCGCGATGGTCAGCGCGCGTTCCATCGTGAACAGGTTCGAGGTGCTGACGAGCAGCACATACGGCCCGCGACGCGGATTGGTGGTGTCGGTCGAGGCGGCGGTGATGCCGTCCTCAATCGTCCGCAGGTACTTCTCGGTCAGCGTGGCGCCGACTGCTGAGGCCGGAGTCTGGTTGGGCGCCGAATAACTGCCGTTCAGGATGGGCGCGAGATGGATGTGATTGAGCAGCGCGTTGAAGGCGGTGCCCGCCTGCCGTTCCACATCGGCCAGCGCCCACAGCTCGTTGTACATCAAGAGGTCCTTGGTGTACTCCAGGCCGAAGGCGTAGTGCTTGATGGGCACGCTGATGTTGGACTGGCCGACGGAGGCGAACTTGACTTCGCCGCCTTCGGTCACTTCCTCGAACACCACGCCCGCCGGGCCGAGGCGGTAAATGGGCACGTTGCGCGGCAGCGTCGCGTCCTCGGTGATGGAATAGATGGGCGTGTACAGCAAGGGTTCGAGGTCACGCCCGGCATCCACTTCGTACCGCTGGCGCTCATACCACGCGCGGTTGAAATTGTCGGTCGAGACGAACTCGACCACGGTTTTGCCTTCGCCGTCGCTCTGAACCACCTTCAGATGGTCTTTCAGGATGAGTCCAGCCGCGAACTGGGCGCGGGCGCGCTCCTTGCGGAGCATTTCACGGGTGAGAGTGGTCGTCGCCATGGGTTAGACTCCCGTCAGC